AGCGCTCGTGTACCCAGAGCGCTGCCTGGGCATGGCGCGGCAGCCAGTGAGTTCCGTTCCTGGCGTTGTAGCGAGCAGTCGCATCCTGCAGTACTTTCTGCGACAGGATGTACTGAGAGTCCTGGAGGTTGTCGCTCGGGTAGCCCATATTTCGAGCCATCCATCGATCGATGGTGACAGCATCCGGCCAGAGATTTGTGTTGAAGGTAGCGTCATAGAGATTCCGGTAGAAACTCATGAGCTTAAGCCCGACTCCGCGTGTCTCGTTGTTGATTTCATCGCGATTCAGTTCACGCATGCGCGCTACCTTTCTCGCCATCTCATTCGGGTACATGCCGGCACCGACCGCAGGCTCGCCCTTGATGATGTTGTACGCCGACTTGATCATCGCGGTTGTGTTTTGCGCAACGCCTGTGCCCTGCGAGTAGGCGGCCATGAGCTTGACCATCTCGTGCATCATCTCCGGCTCGCCGCGGGTGATCTTGCGAATCATGGCGCCAGAGTTTTCGTACCAGATCCAGGCCTCCGGCGGAATCAACGTCGAGTCCTCGAGGATCGCGACGGTCTTCTCGATCAGCTTGTCGATAGTCTTGAGTGATTTTTTGTTCTTGACTAGGCCACTGATGCCGACGATCTTGCCGTGGTACTTCCGGTAGCGCTCTTCGGTTACCTCGGTCTCCGCCATGACGTGGAAGACTGGCGCCGTGTCGTAGGCCTCTTCTGCTGGCGCCTCGATGCGCTTGACCACCGGGATAGTCGGCCCTGCGTACACGTCCCCGCCAGTCTCGAGCGCTCGATCGACAGCGGCCTGGTCGGTGTACTCGATAGTCCAGCCACGGCGGCGCAGGCCTTCGAACATCTGCAGGCCTTCGTTCAGTATGGTGCTCGATGACTGCAGCGTTCGCCCTGTTTCTTTCGCGACCTCCACCGCCCTGGCTACCAGGCTGGCACCAATTCCCTGGCGCTGCTGTGCCTCGTTGACAAAGATATCGTCCATCTGCAGGACATTGCCTTCGGCTTCATTCAGTACCAGGCGAGCACCTGGGCGCCGGCCCTCTGGCACTGGCGTCTGGATCTCGACACGCCCTTCCTCAAGCCGCTTCACATCGAGCGACTTAGGAACTACCCCGAGCACCACCGGCTTGTCGTGCTTTGGTTTATCGAGCCAGCCCTTCAGCTGGTCCGGACGCATGGCGACGACGTCGATCTGGTAATCGCGTGCCGGCTGGAAGTCGAGCTTGTAGGCATCGATGGCCGCCTGCGCTGATGGATAGCCGACCATGACTTTGTGCTCGTCGAAGTTTTCGCCGACTGCTTCCTGGCTCGGATCCTTGGCCTGGTTGATCACGTACGCCATCGACGTCGTCAGATCTGGCCCGACATAAACGTCGACGCCCTCGGTCGGCTTTCCTTCGACAGTGTCGGCACCAGGCTTCGACGTGAAGTAGCCGTAACCAGAATTCATTGTTTGCTGCCACGCGACACCTTGGCGGTTGACACCAGAGCGAACAGAGCCGGCAGGATTTTCTATCGCGACCTCGACGCCGTTCCACGTGAAACGTCCCTTCTTGTAATTGCCGGCTTCTTTTTGTGCATCAGTCGGCGCGACATCGGTTTGCGCTTCGGCAACCGAGAACGCCGGCTCCATCTCGAGAATATCAACGGTTGGCCCAAGCTCGTCTTCATCGACACCACGATCGCTCAGTATTTTCTTTTTGCGGTCACGGCGAGCCTTGACTGTTTGTGCGGCCAGCTGACGCCGACCTTTCGGCAATACCTGGATCTCGCCTTCATCGTTAACCTTGATCAGTTTCTCGTCGACAAGCCCCTGGAGATCCTCATCTGACATGCCGGCGCCGGCATTATTGATAGCCTGATCGAGCGCCTCGGTATTCGTCTCGAGGATCTCGAGCGCCGCCTTCTCCTGATTCTTCCTGGTCAGATCCAAGCGCAGAGCATTCGAATGCTCCTCGTACTCGCTGACCTCTTTCAGGGCTGGCGTCTGCGGCTTATAGGCGAGTTCAACCGCGCCGCCCATGCCGGCACCGACACCAAAGCCGATGATGCCTGCATCAACCAGGCGCATGAATGCTTCGCCAAGGGTCAACTCGTCATGCAGAATGCCCACGTCATAGCCCATCTGCAGAGCTTCGGTGAACGGCTCTTGTATTGACTCGGCACCACCGCCGGCAAAGATGCGCTTCAGTCCAGTGAAATTATTCTTGGTCAGGATCCCGAGCGATATGCGCTCACTGATCAGTTCAGCCGCCGCATTAAAGACCGCGGCCGATCGTGCCTCAGAAGGCGAATAGCCTTTATCAAGCATGTCCCCGTAGGTCCGGCCATAGACCTGCATGCCCATGATCGTCGCGCCGAACGTCGGGTTCTTTGTGAGGACGGTTGCCATGATGGCCGGACCCATATTCATGCCGGCCTCGAGGGTGGCGAAGGCGTAGCCCTTCACGGATCGCGGCTTGACCTTGAGTGCATTCTCGTCCCACGTATGTTTCTCAGCATCGTAGATGTCCTGGGCGAACAGCGCGACTGGCGTCTTTGCCGCTTCCAGTTCGGTGGTGCCTTTACCTTCCGGAGTCTCCAGCCACTCCATGAACGCATCGACAGGATCAACGCCCTCAGGCACCCGGTCGGATCCCTCTTCGAATCCCCACTCCTTGGCGATGCGCTTATTCTCAATCGAATCCTGCACGCGGCCGGTGCCGGTAATCATCTGCTCGGCCTTGGCGTGTAGCTCAAGCTCCTCAATCGTAACCGGGGCACCGCCACGCATGCCGCCGAGCACCGCCATACGCAGGCCAGGCAGGAATCTGTTGAGTACCTTGTCGAAAGCTTCGCCGAAGCTATCCTCTTCCTGATCGCCCCAGGCAGCGTCTTCAATCTGCTTCATCTTTTCCCTGGCGCCTGGATATTTCATTTCCAGCGCTTCTTCCTCAGACGGCAGGCCAAGAAAGCCGCCGCCCGTTGCTGAAGATGTAAGGCGCGCAGGTCCAGCATCTTCCGCGGCGTATTTTTTTTGTAGCTCCGCAATGTCTTCCTGGTCCGGACGCCGGATCATCATCGCGCTGGTGTCTTTCTTTTGGTCACCTCCCAGAGCTTTATCGAGTTCGGCGAGTTCCTTCCTGAACTCGTCACCGAACGGCGATTCTTCACGAGACCAGTCGGCCATGCTCGGCATGCTGGGATCCTGGGCGAACAGGTAGCCGCCAACGACCTGGTCGAATCTGGACTCGTTGTGCCAGTCCTCGAAGCTGCGCGTCTCAGGATGATCAGGATCTTCTTTCGATAGCTTGTAGGATTCCTTGGCCCACTTCATGTACTCGTGACTATCCGCCGCAGCTTTCTTCAGCCGGTTGTAACGCTCCGGGTCGACGTTCTTGAGATTGTGCAGCGACTCGCCCAGGAGCATCTTGTCTTCGTAGCCGCTGGCGCCGGCAGCCTGGAACTTCGCGTGATTGATGTAGACGGTCGGCTTGTCCTCGGCCTCATCGAACCTGGTCTCACCCCAGCGAAAATCGTCCGGCTCAAATTCAGTGCTCGGATCCGATGCGATATTTACACTGGAGAGCAGCCGTTCCTTGAGACTCGACTCCGGTCGTGGCGCTGGATCCAGATCCAGCATCTTGAGCGGCTCACCGTACTCAGCCCCTGCGTAATTGAATGCCAGGGGCAACGGCTCGCCATACTCGAGTCGATCTTCCTCCTCCTCCTCGAGCGGTCGATATGGAACCGGTGTGCCGTAGATGAGCGCCATGGCTACTTATTCTGGAGGACCTGCTGCTCTTGCACCTGTTTGACGTTGCCTTCAGCGTCTAGCGTCCAGTACTCCATAACGCCCGTGTCCGGATCTTTGAGCGGCGTAGCAACACCCTCGGTGAGCCTCGAGGGATCGGGCTTGTTGCCCATCAAAGTGTCTGTGCGCAGCATGTAGAAGTCCGCAATTGCATTGGTCCTCTCATTGAGCATGCGCTGTTGCTCGTCCGGCGTTGCATCAAAGTAGGCATCGTCTGACGCGAGTCCTTCAGCGGCTTTATCGTGTGCCTTTTGCCTGGCTTCGCCTTCTTCCAGTTGCTTGCCTTCACTAGCATAGGCGAGCGCATCGGACTTGACCTTACGCAGCGCTGCGCCAGTCAATGGCTTGCCTTGGCTGTCGACACCGTGAACCGCCTCATAGCCGTTCTTCTTAAGCTCCCACTCAAGCTTCCTGTCGGTGGTCTTCATCCATTTCGGATCCGGCTTGAACGGTTTGCCCTTGTGCATGACCTGGCGAGCTTCCCCAGTCGCAGAATCACGGCTGTACAGGTAACCATCCTCGCCGAGGTAATCCTTGAACGGCCCGACCGGTCGGTCGAGTTCTGCCTGCAATCGCTGCTGCTGAATCTCCAAACGCTTCAGCACGGCAGCACGATCGAACCGCTTATCCATTCTGCCCATGCGGCGCTCTTCTGCTGCGGCACGTCGCTCGTCATCCGCGACCTGTTTCGCCTCTGCCTTCTCTTCGCGCTGGCGTCTGCCGGCGATCGTCGCTTGTCCTGCCCTGCCGATCGACTCGACATCACTCAGACCTGCCGGCGCCGACATTAGATTCAGACCGAACTCAAACAAGGCCTGGCCGAGCTTGCGCTTACCCATACCCTTCGGCGGAGGTGCGCCACTCTGCTCGGTATAGAGTTCCTCGATCGACTTGCCAGAGGCTGTCTCCATGACCTTGATCGCCTCGTCGATCTGTTTCGGATCGGCGTCCTTCATTACATCTTCGAATCCAAAGTCATCCTTGCCTTTTTTGGGCTTCGGTTTCGGCGCTGCTTGCGGCTCTGGTTGTAGCGGTCCCGTTACCTCGACCGGCTGTGCTTGCGGTTGCATCATCTCCATTCCGAATGCAGGCGGTGGCGGTGCCGTCGCTGGCGCTGCCGGAGGAAATGCACCCGAGTAGTCAACAGGAGCGTTCCCTGCCGCTGCTTGCGGGGCCGGGAATCCACCCTCTGCCGCCGGCTGTCCCGGTGGGAATGCTGGCGGCGGTCCTGGTGGAGGCGCACCGGGCGCGCCTGCTGCACCTGGTATCGCTGATGGTGGTATGCCTGGCTGCCCTGGTCCGGAAAGCGCCTGCAAGGTCGCGGAGTTCGCGTCGATCCATTCGTTTAATTTGTCGCCCATGATTCTCTCCTTACCACCCGCTGTAGCCGGTAGATGTTGCCGCCGCTGGTTCCGGAGCGCCACCGCCGAAGGCCGCCATGCCTGCCCCTTCACCGCCCAGCATATCGCCGAATCCGACACCGACCTTCTTCAGGAATCCGCCGCTCGCCCCGGAAGCCATGAGCGATGCGCCACCTGTAAAGTAGGCGCCGGCAACCGTGGCCGCCACACCGAGGATCGTGCCCATGGCACCCTTCTTGGTTTTCTCTGTTCTGGTCTTGGTGTGAGGAACCGTCGACAGCGTGTCGAGCAGCGGCTTCAGGTTGTTGACATCCCAGTCCCTGGCTTCGATGAACTGGCCGTAATCGAAGTCAAGGCCTGCCTGCTCCAGCTGGCGCTTGATGCCGCCGGTCGTCAGTAGGTTCTGGATGTCCTGTGTCAGCATCTGCTGACCAGCCGCGCCAGTCGCTCGGAACTGCTCTGCGCCCCTGGCGAATACATCTCGATCGCGATTGAATTGGTCCTTCGCCGACTCGAAGGCCTGCTGATAGCCACGCCCGTACAGATCGCTCATCGCCTCGAGGCCACCGCGGCGCCCTTCGGCCTCGGCAATGCCGTGACGAGCGCCACCGAAGGCACCGGTCATGCCGGCTTGGCCGCTGATCGCCTGTTGCTGCCTGGCTATTTCCTCGCGAAGCTCGCGTGCTGCCGGATCCAGTGCGCCTTCGAGATACGGATTCATGTAGGCCTGCATGTCCGCATCGGTGAATGACTGAACGCCTTGCTCAGTCAGTTCACGGGATCGCTCCAGGTCGGACTGGTAGTCCTGACCCATGCCAAGCGCTCGCTCCCCGGCGACTGTCTCGCCTTCCGAGAGATCGGCTATTCGCTGCTCTTCGTACGGCGTGTATGGCCGGTCAGCTATACCGCTGGCAATGCCTACCGCTTTCTCGCTGCCTGCTTCAAGCCACGCGGGAATGCTGTCCGTTGTCGTCGTCTTCGATGAACTGCTCATGGTGTGGTTGCCTCACAAAATTACCACCGCCATTGACATACCCGAGACTCGTCATGAATTTGTTCTTGAGGCCGGTCTGCTGTCCGCTCATCATGCCGACAATCATCGGCATCCTGGGCTTGGCCTTGTCGTTCCACGGGTTGATGTCCGCATCAGCCCATTCCTCGACAGCCTTCAGCAGCATAATCGCGATATCCGAATCGCGAAACTGCGGCAATACATAGAACCATTCATTGATCAGACCGAAGTCAAAACTCCACTCCGCCATCTGGGTCACGTGCATTCCAATAGCGCCGAGCAACCGTCCATCGAGATCAGCAACGTAGACGACTCCGGTCTTTGTCATACCTCTGACATGATCGGAGACCATCTGCTTGCCAAGCTCGCCCTCGGGCACGCTCGGATAATAGATATGCTGGTCCTTCTCTTCTCGAGCCTGGATCAGCATCTTGGTGAGATTGACGACGTCATACGCGACCGCTCTCCTGATGAGCAGCTTTCGTGCCTGCTCCTGTTGTTCGCTCTTTTCCATGGTGATACTCCGTACAACCCTTGCTGTTATTGGTCTTCCAGTCTTAGGAAGCCGTAGACAATGACATCCATCGCATCGATGCCGGTGATGTCATCCTGTATTCTGAGAACCAATCTTTGCAGCGATCCGTTTCTAAGCTCCAACCCCCACCTGAATCCGAAAGTGTCCTTGAAATCCAGGATAGGGATAATACCCTCTGAAATGAAATCTACGTTATTCGCAATGAACGCAGTCGTGCCATCGCCAAAAGACGGCGTGCCTGAACCCAGCCGAACAATGTCGAAATTCGTTTGCAATGCCTCCGCGATAACGACCTCGCCTAACTCATCGGTGTAGAAGAGCCGGCAGCCGACAGTCAATGCAGCAATGTTGCCGAAGGTATTCAGCGAAGCATTCTGATCGACCACAATAAACGATAGCCTGGTGACGTAAAGATCTGCGTCCTGTGGCGCTTCCACAAAAAAATCGACTGGCGTGACGCTGCCGTCTACCAGCATATCCTCCGATCCCGTCGGCGTTCCATCGTCTGTCAGGAACTGCCGAAACGGACGCACGTTCTGCATCACGCCGAACGGCGGGAACGGCCGTTCGACTACGCTCATCGCGCCTGATTTTTCAACATCGACCTCAGTGCGCTCTGGGCCGGAACCAATTATCTTGGCTCTGATCAATTACAGATCCTCGTAGTAGCCTCGCATCCCGACGTTCGCCGCACCCGTTGTGCCGATCTCTTTTTGGAAAGCGATGGCGGTATCAGGCGGCATGATCACTGCGTCATCTAAGATGACAAGCACACCTTGACCAGCCCCATGACCGGCTATCGCGGTTTCGCCTTGCGAGGTTATTCCGGTCACGTTTTCCTGCAAGGCTTCAGCTTCTGCCAGGATGCCTGAACCGAAATTCAGATTAACCGGCAGTACGGCCCCACCATCAGATGCTGGCGTACCAGTGACCTTGTGGATCTTCCAGGTTGATGCCTCATCGCCTCCAAGACGAGCAAGCTCGACAACGAAGAATCGGCTTTGTGAGGTGTTCCTGAAATACGCCACGAACTCCCCGGCTACCGCATTGGCATCCTCAAAGATCGAGTTGAAAACCCGCTGCTCATCTCGCGACACATAGAAACTTCGTTTGCGAGATTGCGCATCAACGAGCGCCCTACCCTGATCGTCTATAAGCAGCTTGTTGCCATCGGCTGCACTTTCAATTTCAAGTCCCATTATGGTGGCTCCTCAATGTGTTGGTCGTTCAGTATTCCAAGATGCAAATTCGTAACCTTAAGTTCTCGCGTTTGCTCCTGTTGCTCATTGGTGATGCTTCGCAAGCCTGTCTGTATGCCCTCCAGTTCGACCAGGACATCGGCATTCTCTTGTTTCTCGATCCCCTCAGATGTAAATACCTTCATGCTAACTCCGCCCCGGTGATCGTGAAATCGACCTGGCCTGCCGTATTGGTCTCGGCCTGGATGGAGTCATTCGGTGACAGCACCCAGACCTTGCCATCGGATAGCACCTCGGCAAATTCATCCCGCCTAAGCTCAGCCCTCCCGACCTTCCGCGTCGTCGACCCATCCCGAAGAATGTAGACGATGACGTCCTGCTGTGACACGCCGTCATTATAGACATCGAACGATCGGATGATCGTAGATACCGTCGCAGTGAACAGCGTACCCACCGTGTCCGGAAGCTGACCGTCTGCAAGTGACGCTCCAACATAAGGCATTACATCGCCCACTCGAGGAAGGTATCGGACTCGTCCTGAGCCTCGAGGATGGCAATCCTGGTTTCGTGATCAACTAGGGTTATGCCGATCGCGGCAAGCGCAGCCGTCAGCCCGGTAATCGCGCTGATCGGATGTGCGTCTGGTGCGCTACGGCCAGGCAGATCGTTGTGTTCAACAGCAAGAAGCGCTGTGAGTACGGCCTGCGTAGTGCCGAACTGACGTGTGAGATCGTCGACCAGGGCACGCATCTTGTAGACATCGTAGTCCGGCTCGAATTGCACAGTGTTGAAGGGAGCAGTCATCAGTTGCCGCGCCTCCCCTTCCGCTTGAATTGTGCTTTCCAGGTACCCATGCGCCAGTCGTCACCGAGTGCATCGGACTCGACCCGGAACGATATCTGCCGGCCCTTGATTCGTGGGTTAACGAACGGCGTCGTCGGCCCTACCGTGAACGGTCCCTTGCTGACCACCTCCACACCACCGCTCGACGGGTAGGCCTTGGCTGTCAGCGATAGGTCGATCGAACCAACCAGCCTCTTGAAATCTGGAATCATCTTGCGCACGACCGCGTGGTAGGTGCCATCTTCGATAGCCATGTCGTAGCTGTCGATGAACGACAGCATCGGCGTGACGTTGTTCTCCGGATCGGTCTCGTCGACGCCGGTCTCGTGTATGAAAATCTTGCCGTCAAAGGTGCCGTACGGCTTCTGATTAAACAATGCCGAGCTATCGTGGAAAGCGCTGCGCTCAATCGTGCCGAAATCCCAGACCCTGTCGTAGTAATTGTATTTGACGTATCGGTCATTGCTCGACGCGCCTTCCGATGAGTAGACCCACCAGATCTCCGTGAACAGCTTGTTGATAGATGCGTAGGACTTCCGACCCTGGTCCAGGTTGATATCGTCGAAGACGGTATTGCGGACCTCGCACTCCATGACCCGGAGCACGCCGTCGTACATCAGGAAATCGTCCTCGCCCATGAAGTACATGATGCCGTTCACATCGATCGCAGCGTTTGGCCCGATGACCGTGACTGACTGTCCCAGGTGCCGCAGGGCGAAAACAAACTCGCCCGAGATGAACTGCATCGCATGCAGTGACTGGTCGGTATTGATCAGGATATCGCCACGCGATTCGATCGCGGTGATGATCTCGGATCCCACATCAAGCCGGAGATCGCCGGCAGTGTTCGTGGACAACGGGGTCCAGTCGGTGAAGTCTTCCGAGCTTGCCCACCTGATCAGCAGGGGATCCGGCTCTCCAGGCGCCGCGGCTGATCCAGTGCCGGCACCAAAGGCAATCACATGCCTGGCTTGCGGCGAGATCAGCATACGCTCGATGGTGTTCGGCGCCTCGGGAACCAGCACCGCCCTGACGTTCGGTCCATTGCTGCGGTCCCAGTGAAATAGCTGTCGGCCATTCGGCGATGCGAGCAGGTCCTCACCGAAATTATCCAGCGACCAGGTTCTCAGGTTGCCCAAGATTCCAGCGCCAGCTACAAAACTGCCAACACCATAGGCGCCCAAGCCATAGGCGCCGGTACCGTAGCCCAGGAGTATCTGGGTATCTTGCAAGCCGGCCTGAATTTCGTACTGAAAGTCGACGGTCCCGCCACCGGTCTCGGTCGACGTTGGCGGTATGTCATTGCGAATGATGTACATATCGGAATCGACGATGAACTCGACCCGAAACTCGTCATTGAGATCGATGCCACCGACCAGATCGCCGTTCTCGAAATGCACAAAGTTGCCGACCGCAACACCATGGGCCGCGTCGGTGACCTGAATAAAGGTAGGATCATCGCCGCCATCCGGATCGAACGCCCCGGTGATGTCGGTATCGAATGGATCGATCAGGGTGCCTTCTTGAGCGAACGGAGTGATGTCGAACAGTTCGCTATTGTTGACTATGAAGAGCTTCAGATTGGTGCCGATCGCCAGCCACTTCTGGCTGTCCAGGCTGGACCAATCCCACAGCGCCCTGGCCACTCCGATGTAGCAGATCTGCACCACATTCTGGGCTGGCAGGATCACCAAGGCATCAGGGAATGCTGCCGGCGCTCCGGTGGCAAAGTCCGTGACCGGCAGGATATCAAGCGAGGTGACGTTGCCCTGGTTGCCGTCACAGCCAGTCAACTGGAATGGCCGGATATCGATATCGAGACCGTCGGCATCTTCAGGCAGCGACTCGGTGAGCATGACCTCGGTGTCAGCTACTATGTCGAGATTCAAAAACCGCACGACGTAGCTCTGGGTATCGCTCCTGATGAAAGACTCGTCGGCATAAAAGAATACGTTCGGCGTGCCGGCCTGGATGTCATCGATCAGGGGATCGGTCAGCGTGAACACAGTCGCGCCAGTTGAATGGTTGGCACCAAGCGAATTGATCTGCTCACCGGAATCTGTCAGCAATCGAACGATCGTTCCTTCGCGCAGGTACTTTGTCACCGGGACCGAGACCATAATGGTCTCAGAGTCTTTGACTCCGCCACTGTTGACGTTGGCGCCGCCGCCAAACTCTTCCGGATAACTGATGATGAACGCATCGCCGGCTGTGGCCGTGACCGCAGAGTTCAGGTCGAACGTGAACTCATCCTCGAGCGCGGTTACATCATCGATGGTGCGACCGCCGAGACCGCCGACCAGGGAATCATCGAACAGCCAGACCGGATCCAGGTCGAGGCAGGTCACCGCAGTATCAAGAACAATCGCCGCTGCCCCGGCGGAGTAGCCGGCGTTTGCAGTGCGCTGCTGGCTTAGCTCCTCACTGATGCCATCGACCTCGGTACCCAGCGAATTAAGCACCCAGCCGCCGAGCTTCTGCGGCAGGCGTTTCCTGAGGCGAATCTTGTTGCCATCCTTGAACCGACCCACAGCACCAGCGTCGGTCTCCTCGGTCATGATGCCGGGGAGAAGCTCGAGCGGAATGTCAGGCAGTCGGCTCACTACGGTTTCTTTGCGTTGCTTCTGACGGCTGCGGTTACCTGGCCAAGGTTCAGGTTAGGAAGGCCGGCGTTCGCACGCACGGCGTTTAGCTCGTCGACCATGACTTTGATCAGGGACTGGACGCCAGCATTGTTATCGACGTCTCTTTCCCTGAATTCCTCATCGATGAAATCGTCAAAAAAATCGCTATATTGCTGCTCGATGTTCGCTTGATCTGCCACGAAATCCGCGAGCTTCTGATCCATTGTCGGCTGATCGATAAAAGTATCCAGCACCCCAAACTCGTTAGTCGTTGGCTCGAATTCATGGTATCCAAAATAATTGCCAATGAACCAATTAAAGGCATCTCTCTTTGCGCCTCCCGGCAGTACAACTTTTCTCCTGCTCATCCCAGCACCCTCATTTCTGCCCAGATTCCGTTCGGTGGTACATCTCGAAAACCTGCCTGCGCCAGCACCATGACCTCTATGAAATCATCGCCATCGACAAAGATTGTTCCGGAATACCATGCCTGCGATCCGGCCTGACCTGACGCATTACCAGACTGTTGAGTACCACCACCGCTTGCGGTTGAGTCCCACGGTATCCATCCTGGATCGCTCCTGTTGTGCGTCACGGTGAATATAGAATCGACAGCACCATTGACGACACCGTTTTTGCGTAGACGAATATGACCAAGACCTGATTGAGCATTGCTGACTTCATCATCCATCCTGTAGCCGATGATGAACTCGACAGCACTGACACCAGTAGAAGGAATGGTGAAGCGGGTGTTGTTGGTAGAATTGTCGTGGAAATCATCGGTGTCGTAGACTTCCGCATTAAAATCTACAGCTACCTCGCCGACTGCGTTTCCGGAACCTGAGCCATCGCCTGGGCCTGGAGGGGCTGACTGACCGATATCAGGTAAATCGTTTCTTGGCCAACAAAAAATCGCTGTCTTGAAAGCCTTACATCCATTCAAGATACCAACCGGCGAAGGCAGACCTGCAAGTGTGGCTGGCGTGATCGCTCGATCCGTATCAGTACCGGCATCGACCTCGGCCTGGGTAGCCAGTTCGATGACGCCGAGGCGATCCTCGGTTGATGTTCGACCAACAAGCTTGAC